TCAAGAATTTGAAAAGTATTCTATCAAACTTATTAAGAAAGTTTTCAAATGTAACACACACAGAGCATATGATGCTTTTCAATGGTTTAACCTGGCTTTTGGCCTAAGAATAAAAGGATAATGAAAAATATTATAGGATTAGTAAAAATATCAGTTAACAAAAACAGTCAAATAAGCCTAAAGGTTTATTTAGCTAAAGGTTTAACAAAGATAATTGGTAAAGAAATCGTTTTCAATTGTCGTGAAATGGTAATGAAAAGACCCACATTAGACAGCAGAAATGTACATCGTGCAAATGGTAGTGCCTTTTCCTTCATGCCCCCAATGGGAGCTGTTGAAGATTATATAGGTGTGTATGATGTTATTCAAAAGGACGAAGATACATTTAAACTAAAAAGACAAAAGCATGCCTGACCAGATAGATTATCCAGATATGTTCGATTGGGAACTTGAGAGCAGAGCTCACTATCAGAGAATGATAGATGATGCTGAATATGAGGAGCGTGAAAGACTCCCTGCGAGAATAGTAGTAAAAATTAAAACTAAAAAAGATGCAAATCAAACTAACAAAAGAGCATTTCGAGGAGTTGGTAAAAAAGGGCTTCAGCCTTGACCACATATTCCTGATGATGCTTGTTAAGGAGGGCCATAATATGGATCTCTTTATTAAAGACAGTATGAAGCTCGAAGCCATGCTCCAGAGCTTAGTTAGGAAAGGTTTACTTACTGATGAGAACAAGCTAACAATTCCTGGACAGGAACTATTAGACTTTATGGCCAGTAAGATTGCTGTTCCTATGACAAGAAAGAAACCTTCCACTAAGGACTTTGATGAATGGTGGGAAGCTTTTCCAGCTTCTGATCACTTTGAGTATAAGGGAAGAATCTTTACAGGAAGCAGGACCATGCGAGTTAAGAAGGAAGATTGTAAGCTAAAGTTTAATGCTATTCTTAATGAAGGAAAGTTTACAGCCAGACAGATAATCGATGCAACTAAGTTTCTTGTTACTCTTAAGAAAGAGAACTCTTTCAAGAAGAAATCCAATGAGCTTAGTTATTTAAACAACAGTTACAAATTTATAAACGAGAGTCTCTTTGCGCCATTTGTAGATATAATGAAACAAGGAGTACCAATTAGCGATTCACCTATAGGAGGGGGAACAGATATATGAAAATTAGACAAGACTTTGATAAAGACAAATTGTTCTTTACATCAGACACACACTTTTTTCACAATAATATAATTAAATATTGTGACAGACCTTATGCTACCAGAAATGATATGAATGAGGATTTGATTAAGAGATGGAACTCAGTTGTTCCAAAAGATGGGGTGGTATTCCACTTAGGGGATGTTAGCTTAACAGCTAATCTGGACCATCTTAATGATATATTACACAGACTTAATGGTAGAAAGTATTTGATTGTAGGTAATCATGAGAATGATGCCTTATCAAAACCTTATATCAAAGAGCATTGGGTATCTATATGTGATATTGCTGAAATCCATGTTAAGGATGAAGAAATCACAGATGGAAAACAGCACATTGTAATGTGTCACTATCCTATGATAGTGTGGAATGGTTCACACAAAGGCTCATGGCAGCTATTTGGACACCTACATGGAGGACTAAGTGATAAAGGACCAATAATGAAGCATCCTGTAACATCTATGGATGTAGGAGTGGATTGTCACAACTTTACTCCTCTGTCCTATCAACAAGTGAAAGAACAGATAACTAAACAAGCTATGGGAAATGAAAAGAATTTGGCACATAAGTGATACTCATACGTATCACAAACTATTAACTATTCCTGAGGATATAGACATAGCAGTCTTTACTGGGGATTGTAGTAATCCAAGGGATGTTTATGCTAATGAACCTGAAGTCAGAGACTTCTTGGAGTGGTATGGAAGCTTACCTATTCCTCACAAAATCTTTATTCCAGGCAATCACGACACCTCTGTTGAGAGAGGATTGGTTCCTAAGGAGCTGTTCGAGCACTATAATATCCACATTCTGGAGAATGAGCATATTACTATTGAAGGAATCAAGTTCTTTGGTAGTCCTTTGCAACCTACATTTGGTAGTGGTTGGGCTTACAATAGAGATAGGAGTAAGATGGACAGGTTTTGGTCTTTTATAGATGAGGACACAGACGTTATATGTGTACACACACCACCTAAGACCATCTTAGATGCAGCATATAATCCACACTCTGGAGTTCTGGAGAATTGTGGTTGCAATGCTCTGAAGAGACATGTGTTAGAAAGAGTGAAACCAAAGTTAGTACTGTTTGGCCACATCCATAATAACAAGGATCTCATCAATGCAGGTACATTAAAGCTCTCAGCACACATCACTGTCTTCAGCAATGGGTCAGTAGTTACAGATAAAGAGTTTGGTAAAGTAACAAGTAATGGTAATATACTGGAGATATGATTGATAACATACAAAAAGTATTGCCTTTTTTGCAGTTTGAATCTGAAGATGATTTCTATTATCTTCAGATTCTTCAACGCAAGAAAGAGAATCCTCAGATAGGATCCAACAGTAGGGTTATAAAGAATTATTACATTAAGTCCCAACAGTATTTGTTAGACAGATATCCTGAGATAAAAATTCTATGTGAAGTATTTAATGCAAGAGCTTCTATAAGACTAAACAAAAGATCTTTTGAGAAGACAGGATTTAAGACTATGGAGAATCTTGCTAATACTATGCAGAACAGAGAGTATTCCTTTCTGATGAAGTCTTATGATAGAGCTTGTGGGCTCCTTAATAATGAGAAAGAGAAGAAGTGGATATTAGATATTGATTTTATTCCTTCTGATGATACAGTTATGAATATAACTGGTTTCCTTACTAATATTGAACCTGAAGGAAGAAAAGCATTAGAAATTATACCTAGTAAATCAGGTATACATCTTATAACTAGACCTTTTAATACTAAAGTGTTTAGAGATCGTTTTCCTTCAATAGAAATCCACAAGGATAATCCAACAAATTTATTTATACCATAATTATGAGTAGAACGTTCAAAAAACCTTATCAAAAGTCAAGACGCTTTGATAAGAGTTGTAGATGTCATGGTGGATGCCCATACTGTTTGGGCAATAGAATGCATAAACACCTTAAACAGTATGCTAAAGTAAGAGATCAACTTAAAGAAAAAGGATTATGAGCTTAAAAACAATAACTAAGAAAGTAGTTTCTTTTAGTGAGATACCAAAAGAACTTACTACAAATCATTGGATAAATCAAATTGAGGATATTGAGCGTGTAGAGGTTCATATAGATGATGAAGAACCTGATGCACTTACTAGCTGGTTAATTGAGAACTATCCTGAATTAAAGGACGAAGAAAGTTTCTTCATTCATATGGATCAATTATGAGCTTTGAGGATTTAAGAGATGAGGTTAACAAGGGCATGGATGGTAGAAATGGTGGGATACCTATGGGTTTTAATAGACTTAATCACTATATAGGAATAAGAAGGAGTATGTATTATCTGGTAGGAGGTCTGACTGGTTCAGGAAAGACTTCCTTCATAGATGATGCATTCATTCTCAACCCTGTTGATTGGTATATTTCACAGAAGGGTAAAACAAACATAAAACTCAAAATCATCTATCGTTCAATGGAGAGAAGCAGAACGTACAAGTTAGCTAAATGGGTGTCCAGGAAAATCTTCCTGGATCATGGAATTAGTATACCTGTACCAAAGCTTCTGGGCTGGAATGATAAGATGAGTCCTGAGGAGTATGCAATATTTTCCTCCTATGAAGGTTATATCAAACAAATAGAGGAGATTGTTACTATTATTGATGGTCCAGAAAACCCAGTAGGTATTGCCAAGAATCTAAAAGATTATGCCCTTAAGAATGGTCGCATAGAACAGATTGATGAGTATAACAAAAAGTATATTCCAAATGATGAGAATACCATCACTATTGTTGTTATTGACCATATTGGTTTGTTGAAACCAATCAAGGATTATCCAACTAAAAAAGCTCTAATAGACAAGATGTCTAATGAGTTGCAATATGCAAGAGATTTTTATGGATTTAGTCCTGTGGTTGTGAGTCAATTTAATAGAGACATCTCTAATATTATGAGAATTAAGAATGGAGATGTTGAGCCTCAATTGGAAGATTTTGCAGACAGCAGTCAGACTCAGAATGATGCTGATGTTGTTTTAGCATTGTTTGACCCAATGAGATATAAGGTGCCTGACCCATCAGGATATGATACTGCCAGACTGGTAGATGCTTCTGGAGCTAAGTTCTTTCGGTCCATGAGAATCATCAAGAATAGTTATGGTAGTGATGATATCAGGATAGGATTAGGTTTTTATGGAGAAATAGGGATGTTCAAAGAGCTCCCTCGTAAAAAAGATATTACAGATGCAGACTATGCAGCTGTGATTGATAAATCATTTTTTATACGATGACAACAGAAGAAAAAAAAGTATTAAAGGAAAAAGCAGCTTTAGCAGTTTTAACTGGATTAGCTGCAAGTAAGAAAGGGTCACGAGATATAATACGTGATTCTGACAAAGCTAAGTCATATCTTGCAATTGCAGCAACAACAATGGCAGATGCATTTGTTAGACAAATGGAAGCTGAAGAAGAATAATTAAAAAACCAAAGACATGAAAAAGTTTTTATTAGGAGCTATACTATTATTTAGCATCGCATCTATTGATGCATCAACAGGAGTAGGACCTCAGTGTAAGGGTACAACTAAAAAAGGTACTCAATGTAAAAGAAGTGCTTCAGCAGGCAGTACCTATTGCTGGCAGCATGGTGGTAGTAAAAAGAAATAATGAAAACCAAAGACGTAGTACAGAGAATTATCATAGACTATATCCTTAAAGCAGACTTTAGGGGTATAGTGCTGTCAAGCGTTAGGTCTGGGAAGACTCGTATCCTGATTAATGCTATAAAAGAGCATCATAAAGGGACAAATCCTAGGGTATTGGTGCTTTATCCCAACATTGACATCAAGAATTCCTGGATTGATGAGTGCGCCAAGGTTGGCTGTCCTATAGATATCACCTACTGTACTTTCATTAGTATGGAGAAGATGTTAGAAGGAGGATGGGACTACGTTGTGTTTGATGAGGCTCATCTTATTCCTGAAGAGCACAAACTACCCATTGCTGGAGAGTACGTTAGAAAGTACAAGAATGTAATCTTTGCTTCTGGTACTTACAACAGAAACACACTAGCAGACCTTATGATTCATACAGCTTTGCCTCTAATAGTAAACTATACTACAGAGGAGGCTATTGAGGATGAGCTAATCAGTGACTATACTGTGTACATACATCAGTATGAGTTGAATCCTAATGTCAAAAGACAGTTTGGGGGTACTAGAAAGTGGTGGTCCACTGATGTTAAAGAGTGTGCCAGACTAACTGGGAAGGTAGAGCACAGCTATGGTGATGCCAAGATGCTTGCAAGCTTAGCCAGGATGAGGTTTATTAATGCTAATGACAGTTTACTGTTTGCTGTTGTCAAGTGGACAAGAGAGAATTATGGAAAAAGATTCATCATGTTCACAGAGAACGAGGCCTTCGCTAAGAAGTTCCATCTTCCTATGTACAATAGCAAGAGTAAAGATGACAGTGTTCTTAAGGCTTTCCAGGCAGGAGAGATTAATCAGCTCTGTTTAATTAAGAAAGGCTCTGCAGGTGTTACCTACCCAGACCTGGACAACATTCTAATCACTTCAATTAATTCTAATGGGGAAAACTTGGAACAAATGCTAGGAAGAAGCCTATTAGTTGACACAGAACATTCAGACATCCATATCTTTGTAACAGACAAGCAATTCCAGTTAAACTGGTTAGAGTCAGCTCTTTACAACATCCCAAAGGAGAAAATAATATGGGTAAAACAGGCTGAAAATGTTGGTGGAGTCAAGAAATAGGCGTATATTTATAGTCCAAAAATAACTAAATTCATTAGAAATGGCAAACACTAAAGAGATGGAATTACCAGAAGAAATTACACAGGTAACAAACACAAACCCTAGAGATTTGGTCATAGTATCAATTCCAAAGATGGGTAAAGGAACAATTTTAGGAGCATTAACTACACAGAAGAATGCTATTGTATTGGACTTGGAAAAAGGAGGCTATGAGTACATAGCAGCCAGAAAACTGTCCACTTATACAAGTGATCTAACCTCTCGTTGGGAGAGTTTCCAGAATTATATTAAGTTTCGTAACGCTCTACTTGAGCAAAAGGGTAAGTATGATTACCTAATCATTGATGGATTATCTGATTTAGATGATTTATCAGAGATTGGAGGTACATTGGCATACATGAACACCACTCAAGGGAAGAAATTCAACAGAGTTGGTGGCACAGAAACAGGAAGAAAGTATGAACCAACTGAACCAGAGTTCAAGTCAGTGATTACTCTCCCAGAGGGATATGGTTACAGACATTCAAGAGAATGGTTCTTACAGCAAATTGATTTCTTTAGACAAATTGCTCCATTTAGAATCTATGCTGCCCACATCACTGACAAGTACATCAAAGATGGTGGAAAAGAAGAGGTGACAGGTAGTGAAATAGCTCTTACAGGGGCATTGAAGCGAATCTTTGCTTCAAAAGTTACAGCATTGGCCAAGCTTATTGCTGATGATCATAAGAGATATCTCAATTTTGATGTCTTGAATGATAGCATCGTTGCAGGCAGTAGAGCGCCACAATTAAAAGGTCGCATCTTAATTTCAGAACAAAACTCAGATGGTGATACGACCACCTTTTGGGATAACATTTATAAATAATTAAATTGTATTATTATGAGCGCAATTGGAGGTAAAAAAAGAGAGTCACAAGGTGAATTTATTAAAAGAGTAGGCTTGTTCACAGCTGTAGTTATAGCTGTAAACCCATCAGAGAAAGAATATAAGGATATTCTGGACATGGAGCTGAAAGAAGACAGCAAAGCAGCGGAGTACATGGGAGAAAGAGAAGGAAATACGCTGTTGCGTATTGATTTCTGGCTACAGAATGTAAAACCTAATGCTGAGGGAGAGAAAGAGAGACCTTATAAGGTATCCTTCTTCCTTGAGGATAAGGTAAGACTAAACAAGGATGAAACCAAAACACAATATATCAATAGCATTGGTAATTGTGCTTGGGCAGAAGACGAAAGTGGTTTGCCTGATTGGTTCACAAAACGTGAGTATCGCCCTGCTTATGCAGGAGAAGAAGATTTGTTCGAGTTCATGAGAGCTTGGTTGAACAAACTTGACTATCGTGATGCTGAAACTGCTCTGTCTTTAGAGTGGAAAAAGCTTATGAAAGGTAATGTTAAGGACATCAAGGCCCAAATTGAAGGAGAATG